GGCAAAGCGGATGATTTTAAATCGGTAATAGCCAGTGCAATACTTAACCGTATACCAAGTCAAAGACAATGATACATTCATACTCGGCTGTAAAACTTCATGAACAATGCGCTCGTAAATATAAATTTATTCGCATTGATAAGCTAAAAGATAGTTCAGGAGAAGCTGCCAATAGAGGCAAGCTAATTCATGAAGAGCTTGAAGCAATACTAAAAGGCGGTCTTCCATTACTTTCTGAAGAGATTGCGCATTTAGATGATAAATTAGAAAAATGGCTTAGGCTTAAAGCGGCATCCGAGATGACGATTGCTATTGACAAGGATTGGAATCCTGTTCTTTATACTGACCCTAATGCAATGTTTCGAGGAATCATTGACTTATATGTTGAAAGCGGCCCTGAAGCTACGGTTATTGACTTTAAAACAGGTAAGCATCGTGATTATTCTGATCAAGTATCGGTGTATGCTGCATTAGTTTTTGCATGTAAGCCACACATTGAATACATTAAAACAGTTATTGAGTTTATTGATCTTGCTAAAACAGACGAATATAAACTTCTTACACGAGCTGATCTACCAAGTTTACAGCTTTCCATTAAGAATCGTTTATTAGTTGTTGAAAAAGATAAGATCTTTGCACCTAATCCTTCATACTTATGCAACTACTGCGCATTTAGCAAAAGTAAAGGTGGACCATGCAAGTGGTAAAAAAAGTTCTTGAACGTGAGTTAGAGAGATTTTTCTCTTCTGAATGTAAGCGTTTAAAACTTGTATCGGTTAAACTGCATTTAAAGTTTAGCACTGGTTGGCCTGATCGGTTAGTTGTTTTAAAGCATAATTCATTACTTTGGGTTGAGCTAAAAACACTAACCGGCAGATTATCGCCAAGACAGGAACAGATTCATTTAATTCTTAAAATGCATGACCATGTAGTTTTAGTCCTGCGAACAAAAGAGGAGATCACAAATGCTTTGGAGTCCGCATGAATATCAAAACAAGGCAGTACAGTTTCTATTAGAAAATGGCTCAGGTCAATTATGGCTTGACCCAGGGCTAGGTAAAACAAGCATTGTACTTAGCACTATTAAACTTCTTAAAGACGAAGGTGCAATTAAAAAAGTATTAGTAGTTGCGCCATTACGACCTTGCTATGCAGTTTGGCCGGTTGAAGTCGAAAAATGGGATAACTTTCAAGATTTGTCTATAAGTGTGCTGCACGGACCACTGAAAGGTAAGACAATACATGATAAATCAACCATTCATGTAGTTAACTTTGATGGTCTGGCGTGGTTGTCAGCCACCTTCCGCAAGCTTGGTGTTAAGTTACCTTATGACATGTTGATTGTTGATGAAATAAGTTACCTAAAAAACACACGCACACAACGATTTAAATCACTAAGCCCATTGTTAGATCAGTTTACACGACGAATTGGTCTCACAGGCTCACCTGCGTCTAACGGGTTAATGGATATCTTCGGGCCACAATTAGTGATTGACCGAGGTGCTACATTTGGTAAATATGTTACTCATTTTAGAGCTAATTACTTTTACCCAACCGGCTATGGCGGTTATACATGGGCATTACAAAAAGATGCCGAGGATAGAATTTATACGGCATTAGCAGATAAAGTATTACGAATGGCTGCTGAAGATTATTTAGATTTGCCTGAGTTGATAATCAATAAAGTATACGTTACTCTTCCGCCACCTGCAGCTAAAACATACAAAGAGCTTGAGGATAAACTATTAACAGAGATTAGTCTAGGTCAAGTTACTGCATCAACTGCTGCGGTTGCTATTGGCAAATGCCAACAAATTGCAAATGGTGCGGTTTATGTGGACGGTGCTGAGCGTGAAGTGCAACAGATTCATGATGAGAAACTAAATGCAGTTTCTGATATAGTAGAAGAGTTATCAGGGCAGCCTTGCATTATTGGTTATCACTTTAAGCATGATCTTATGCGATTACAGCAACTATTTCCTCGCGCCCCTGTCATTGGATCAGGCGTAACAGGCGATGAGCTTACTAAAATTATTAATGTGTGGAATGCCGGAAAAACTCCTGTATTACTTGCGCACCCACAAAGTGCAGGACATGGTCTAAACTTACAAGGTGCAGGCCATGCAGTTATTTGGTTTAGTAACACGTGGTCATTAGAAATCTATGAGCAATTCATTCGTCGCTTATGGCGTCAAGGTCAAAGAAATAACATTATCGTGCATCAAATCATTGCTAAAGACACAATCGATGAAGCAATCGTAAATGCAATTAACAATAAAGACAAGACACAACGCAAACTAATGGATGCAATAAAAGACTATGCTGACAAAAAAGAAGTGTTTACTAAATAGTAAACACTTGGTACAATAGACAATAACCAATAAGGAGTTGTGATGAACCAAGCAGATAAAGATTCAGCAAAATGGATGGAAGTCAATGCAAAGTGGCAAGCAAGAGAAATAATTAAGTCAAAAGAAACAGGCCGTCTGTACTACATCGATTTAAATGGTGACGTACTTCCACAAAAGAAAGAAAATAATGACAGATAATATGTTTGTGTATATCGCAGCTCCATTCTTTAATGATGCTCAGCTTCGAAGAGTTGAGCACACTAAAGAACTATTGGAAAAGCTAGGCATTAATTATTTTAGCCCTAAAGATGCTAGCATGTTTATGCCAGGTATCACGACGCCTGAAGAGGTCTTTAACACTAATGTAAAAGCACTTAAAACTACAAACTTACTTGTTTGCATTACCGATGACAAAGACACCGGCACTATATTCGAAGCCGGCTATTGCAGTGCCTTAAATATACCTATTATCTATTTATGGACTACGGCTAAAGGCGGTCAGAAGTTTAATATTATGCTAGCAGCTTCTGGGTCGGTGTGTAAAACATTTAACCAATTAGAAATGGCTCTTGAAGACATCCAAATCACACGAACATTTGACCGCAAAGATTGGTCAGAAGACGAGACAGAATATGAATGACCAGGATCTTGAGTTTTTTATTCGAAGTTATTCCTTAGAACATACTAAGCGTTACTCTATGAAACCTGTGGTCCACCCTGAGAGTGTCGCCACTCATAGTTATTTTGTAGCCTTAGGGGTTTTAATGATGTCCAAAGACTATGAATTTAATGTGGATCTGGCCTTAAAGATTGCCATTTGTCATGACCTAGCAGAGATGGAAGTTAGTGATGTGAACCACTTAGTAAAAAAGAACTTTCCAGCAGTTGCCATAGCACTACAAGAAGCCGAAGAACAGATTGTCGAAAACTTTCCCGATCAAGTAAAAGAATATTGCCATCGATACCATGATGAATCCCCTGAAGCACTTGTTGTTCATTATTCAGATGCACTTCAATGCTTACAGTATGCAGACAATGAAATCAAGATGGGAAACAAAGGTTACATGGTGGATGTATATACCAACAGTGCAAAGCGCATGGCTGTGATTGAAAAGAAGCTTGAGGCATATAAGGTATGACAACAACTGATGATGTTTTAGAACAACGTGGAGCGATTTACGGTGATTTTTTTGAAGGTGTAACATTGGAAGCTCAAATCCTTTCATTAATAGAAGCTAGGTATCAGAAGCAATACGATGATCGTATGCCGTCTGTCTACTATTTATACTTCTCAAAAATTGCTATGAAATTATCTAGGTTATCAGTTTGCCCTGAACACATAGATAGCTGGACCGATATTGCCGGATATGCACGATTAGTAGAATTACAATTAACCAAAGAAAAACAACCTGAAGGAATTACAAATGACAAAAGTATTCAAGAACCAAATGCCACATCTTCAACAAATGCATACCACTTTAAAATTCGGAAAAAAGCCTGGCGAGATACAGTTTGTGAATCAGTTGAAGGAGATAGACGTTCAGATAGTTCACGCGCCGACGGTTGCTGAATTTAGAAAGACCATCTCGGTCTTCTTATTAAACACGTGGAATGATAAGATTGCATGGGATTTTCCAGCTAGTCAAATTGATCAAACCATTGATGAACTATTTAAGTATGAATTACTGCCTACTGCGATGGAAACAATCAACATCACGTGGTCTGTCAATGGCATGGATATGATTGACACAACACACTTAATCCGTCACCGTCTATTTAGTTTTGCCGCTCAAGTTCATGGCGATCGAGATATGCGGGATGATAGAGTAGTGGTTAAACCAGGGATCATGGCAAATGCAGATTATTTTGAACGCTATAAACAGATTACAACAATGGCTAGAGATCTGTATGTTGACATGCTTGATAGCGGTGCTGTACACGGTCTTGACGCTCGTACAATTATGCCTCGCAATTTTGAGCATTTTTATATGGTTCGCTGCACTATCAAGGACCTTATTGGCTATTGCATTATGCGTGGTGATGAACAAATCCAAACAACTGTTGATAATATTATTGCGATGAAACTATGGTTAGCTGTGTTAAAGGTGTATCCATTCTTAAAAGACTTAGTTGACTTCCGCAAAACAGATACGTTCTATCAGCGACAATGCGCAAAAGGTAAAACAAATATCTTTCCGCCTAACGCAAAGAATGATAACTTTGATTGGTGTGAAGAGCAGTTCTATCACCCTATTGGGCGTGATGAATATGCAGGCAGTGAGTCTTATTTAGCAATTAGAGCTGATTTACTAGCTCAAATAGATGCAATTGACAAAAGGCATATACATGACTAAGCATTGGAATAAAGTAAAGCATGAGTTAAGTTTAATGACTGAAGCGCAACGAAACAACTACTTTAAATACTTTCACACTCATCGACCTAACTGGTCAGATCGTCTTATGAGCGCTTTGTATTTTGTGGTTGTTAAGCTACAAACTCAGTCTGCAGTTGCTAAAACTTATAGCTTTCACAAACAAGAGCTTAATAGAGCAGTTCGTAAATACAAAGACTATTTAGCAGGCGGATAAAGTTTTTCATACCCATATTTGCCTAGTTCATATGCAGCAAGAGGTGCTTGTAATGCTAAGCCGGCACCTCTTGTGTAAGGTGTAGGCACGGCACCAAGCACTCCGCCTATGCCTGATGCCATTTGTAAGGCACCATGAAGCTTATTGCCACTGTTCATGTTGCCATAGCCTTCGGACAATTGCAAGCCGCCTAATCCAACACCTGCTGTTGGTAATATGTACTTAGCACCTGGGACTTTATTAACTAAGGCAGCCCCTTTGCCAAGTGCATCAACAGCTTCTTGCCCATAAGGAACCTTAGCTATAAGCTTATCAATTGCATTAGGGGTTGGAGTCATACCTGCAATCTGATTCTTTAATGAAGCTTGTGATGCAAGCGAGTCAACAACTTTCTCTTGAGCCTTTGAAAGACCTGTTGGCTCTTTAATGCCTAGTTTGTGTAAATCAGCAGCTGATGCAAATGCAATCTTTTTCTGTGCTTCAAGCGCTTCTTTAGCAGCTATGTAATTCTTAGTAGCTAAAGCTTTAGCAGTTTCTTGTTCTGCGGTTAAGATAGGAGGTGCATTGCCTAGCTTCTCAGGTACGATAATCCCAGCATTAGTTAGTCCTTCGCCAGGCCTTAAGTTCTTTGCAGTTCGTGAGAGTTGACCTGCTTCAGATACAGTAGTGTCAACCGCGCCCACTGGTGTTCCTGTAGCTGCTGATGTAGGAATCCATTTTTGCCCTGCACCTTCAGGCGGTAAAGCATTAAGCGATGTTGCATGAGCTAAAGCTTGTTCATGCATAAGCTCTGCATTTTTTAATGCATCAAGTTTAACATTATGAACGTCTTGAGCTTGACCATAGTTTGCTAATTTTTGTGTTTCGATATCATTAACAGCTTGTGACCGAATTCCATGCTGCGCAAGTTCATTTGACAATGCATTTTGTGCTTCAATAAACTTTGGTGTTAGATTAAAAGGCTTTGCATTTAATTTAGCAAGCGCCAACCCGGCACCACTTTCTGTCAAATCATTGATGTTCGACGGTGCGCTTTCAACAGTTACAGAACCTTGTGGTGTCGATGCCGGTGGCGTAAAGTCTACAGTGTCATATGCACTATGCGGCGTATCTGTATTTCCCTTTTCCTGCGATGCAGCGCGAGGGGCATTGTCATAAGTTACTGTAGCATATGGATCAGCCATGATTATCCTTTATTATTGACCGTAAACTGAATGGACTTTTTCAATGTGTTCTTTGTGCATTCTAGGTAAGTCTTTGAGATACGTATCACTCAACAAGAAGTTTCTAGGATCGGCAGGTTGATTCTTCTGTTGAGCATCACGTTGAAACTTAACCCATTCATCTTGAGCAGCCATTAGTGCCGCATTGTCCACTTGGCGTCGAGTTGCCCATGCACCTATGAATGAAGCAATATTACTCATACTTGCATTAAGCGATGACATCTGCTGATCTTGATAGTTGGTTAATCTATTGCCGCCGAAAGCTTTTGTCTTAGTAGCAATAATGTTATTAATCACCTGCTGTGCAATGATATTCTCAGCTCTTGCAGATGCCTTTTTTTGGTCATCCGTTAGACTTAAATTTTTATACACAGGTTCCAAGTTAATGCCTACTGCTGCACGAACACCGCCTACTGAAAAATCGCCACCTGTTTGTAAAATGTGCAGTCCTGCTTTATAAAGTCTACCGGCATAGGTATCACCATCGTTCACTTGAAAAGGGGCAAAGATTAATTTAGCATCTGGGCGACTTGCAATCTTCTTAAGCTCAGTTAAATCCGTGTTAGATGCAGTTAAGCTATCAGGATCAATAAGACTTAGCCCTTTAGCTACTTCTGCTGCATCTTTAATTTGAGGCTCTTCAACTTTCATTCTACGAGCATTGAACTGTTCAGGTGACTCATCCGGACGTTTAACTAATGTGCTTTGTGCCGCTGGTCGTGTAGCGCCTAGTGCTTCTAAAAAAGGACCTTGTTGCTTAGGGGCTGTTTCATGCTTAACCTGCGCAATGGCCACTGCCTGTCGCGCTTCAGGCGTGTTAGGTATACTACCATCAGCATTTAAAGCAACACCCGCATTAGCTAACTCAGATCTAACTGCTTTAACATAATCACCATTCTGCACTGATGGGCCTGCGGTTGGATCACCTGTAACCCATGTGCCTACAAAACGCTCAGGAGTCATAGGAGCTTGCCCTTGTCTAGGCGTTAAGTATTGTGAAGTTAATTCATCATTTGCTGATGCCCATTTTTGCGGGGAGTCATATGTGGCATAACCTTTACCCGGCTGATAACCAATGCCTGAACCATTGTTGCCTGTAGCTGCTACTGTTGCAGTAGTTGGCGTAGCACTAACTGGTGCAGTGCTAACTGGTGCTAGTGTTGAAGTAGTGCCTGACCGAGGACCAGGTAGACCTAATGTTGCTCTCCAACCTTCTAAATTTCCTTTAAGCTCTGCTTTTAGGTCGTCACTTAAGTTTGAGAATGCCTTAGCTTCGCCTACGCCACTATCATAGAGCTTGATTGCATTCTCCATGTTCTTAGCTTCTGCTTCCATGCCGGTCTTTAAGGCAGTACCTGTTTTAGGGTCATACATCATTAGCATAGTAAGTTGCTGTGGTGTTGCCATGCGACTAAGCCCAACCGGCACGTTACCTGATGATAATGCATTTTGAGCAGCACCAGGCGATGTGCCCATGATGTTACCTAATATCTGCATACCTTTTTTCTGCTTATCTAGTTCATAACCTTTACCCATAATCTCAGCACGCATTTGCGCAATAGGCAAGGCTTCAGCTCTTTGTCTTTCCACTTCTTGACCGTATGCTTCTGCTGCATTACCTGCTGATTCACCAAATGAGCCTGTACGAGTAGGCTTTAAAAACCCTGCCGCTACATTAAAATAGTTAGGCGATGGGTTTGCTCTTGCATCAAGAGTTTGATTAATCTTGTCTAGTGCTGCTGAGTATTTAGCAGAAAAGTCTTCATCCGCCCCTGTAGCGCCAGGCACTGGTGCTTCTTTCATTGCATTTAAAGGTGATATTGCCATGATTTTTCCTTATGGTCCAATAAAGTCTGGGGAAGTCGGATAAGATTGACTATTTGTTATATCTGGAGTATTGGCCAAATTATCTAATGCAATATTTTGATTGCTCACCGATGGGTTATTTGATACAAATGCTGGGTTACCAAATTGATCCACTGGTGTTCCGCTTGAATCTACATAAGTAGGCGTTCCTGTTGTTGGGTCTGTACCCGATACCGTAACTCCTGCAGGTAATCCTGTTCCAGTAGGTTGCCCAGTTAAATAATTATATGCTGAGCTTAATCCTTTTCCAACTAGTCCAGAAGTAGCAGCGGTAGGACCATTAGCAGGAGAACCGAATAAGGTTTGACCTAATCCAGTACCAAGAACTGATGAGCCTAGTGCTGCAATCTGAGACAAAGGTGAGTTGTTATATGCGCCAGGAATCGGACCTGTATAACTTGAGCTTGTTGCTGTAGGTATTGTAGCGCCTTTAAGCAAGTTAGACTCAGCTGCTAATTGAGACATTGGGTAGTTCTGTTGATTCTGAGCATTGGTCTGTTGCTGTCCGCCTAATGTAGCCAGAGCATTCACATCGCCTAATCCAAGATTCTGAGTAGTAGTTGCCAATGTGCCTAATGAATTAGCAGCTGCTATTTTATTAGCTTGATCTTGCTGTAATGCCGCTTGTTGCTGTTGCGTAATACCAAGGTTAGCAGTAGCTAAGTTCTGCCCTAATGCATTAGCGCCACGAGTAGAGCCAAACTGCCCTGCNCCTACAATNCCTGCTGTAGTGCCTGGAGCCATATTAGCTGCAATATTAGCTTGCCCATAGTTTCCTATGGCATCAGCAAGACTTGTACTACCTACACTTGAAGCAAGGTTAGTAGCATTGTTTAATGTATTTTGATAGTTACCTACGTTACCCGCTGCTTGGTCGTATGCTTGTTGCTGCATAGGAGTAGTAGAAGCATATTGAGAGGTTTGAGCAGCTGTTGCACCTTGCTTAGCTAACTGGTTTAAATAGTTTGTATAGAACTGAGGAGTAGCAGTAGCTTGCATTTGCGTAGTGGTGATATTAGGCAATGCTGTGCCTTGAGTTAAACTTCCAGCTCCTGGATCTGAGCCTGCAGTAACTCCTAGATTAGGGGCAANAGCACCTGNNGCATTTGNATTAGAAGCTGTATTTGCCAACGAATTAGGAACTAGATTAGATGAAGGTAACGCCCCTCCNCTTTGACTCATCATATTAGCTGCGGGGGTAGCAATTGGCGATGATGACATTGGTGGAGCCACCATTCCATTTTCCATGTTCTGTATAGCATACATTGCAGTTGGATCAGTAGTAGCTGGATTATTTGCGCCTGCTGCATTTGGATTAGCATTTGCTAAAACGCTTGATGGTGTTAATCCTGCCATACCGTTTACGGGTGGCGTGACTACTCCTGTTGTATTTGGTGTTACGCTAGCTAGTGCGCCCATTATGCTTTACCTTTCATGTATTCTAAAGGAGATTTTGCTTTAGGAGGTATTTCTTTTGCTGAAGCAGATCTCTTATGTTTTCTAATTTCTTCTCTCATTTTATCTAGCACCTTGGATCCAGCATCACTACTACCATTGCCCAAAGAAGCCACAGTATCAGCATCAAATACATACTCGCCATCAGCAAGCATCGCAGGGATATCATCAGATTGACCATCGCCTTTACCTTTTACATAGTGTCCTGTAGTACCAGTAATGAACTCAGGTATATGCGTTCTACCACCCTTTTTATGCCCATTAATAAAATAAGTCGGTGCTAAGGCTCTACGGTGACCGCCAATAGGGTTACCATAAAGAGCTTGTTGAGCAGCTGTCTCATGTACTACAGGAGGATTTAAAAACTGTTGCATAGACTCTGGTGAACCACCTGATGCCATTCTTGCAATACCGCCATTTTTCATTGTAACTGGACTGGATGCTAATGAGCTTAAAAGGCGTGGGTCTACACTATTTAATTGAGGATAAAGTTGCTTTAATTGCCCAAGTGCATCGGTGACATCAGCTGTATTATTCATAGCAAGTGTACCTGCGCCTAATGATCCAGGTAATCCACTTCCTTGACCTAAACCACTAGATGGTGTTCCAGATGCATACGGGGATGCTGACCCCATTACTTGATTTAGCGTTGATTGTTGCGAGCTATTAGACCCAGTAGAAGATCCTGATGTAGCAGAAGATCCTGGTGTGGTATAAGTAGTAGATGGTGTAGTATTACTTGAGATGAGGGAGTTTGCAGTAGATCCAGCAGCGCTACCTAGCACTTGACCGAGTAAAGTATTACCTGTATCGCCAGTAACACCATTACTTATTGCATTACCAATTTGACCCCCAGCTGCTGATGCACCGCCTACTGCAGCTCCTGTTAATGCGCCTGTGCCAATACTTCCATTGTTTACACCAGCCATTGTGCCACCTCGAATAGCGCCAGATAGAGCACCTTGAGATATAGGATCAAGTCCTAGTTCTTTACCTGCGGTATTAGCCACTCCTGAAGCAGCACCACCAGCACCGCCTACTAATGCACCATGCCCGATATTACTACCATTCAATGCAGCGCCCGTGGCACCTGCAGCAGAACCGCCTACGGTATTAGCAATTGATGAAGGTAAT